ATCACATCATCAAGCTCATTATCAAGTGAGTTTGTTAATATGTTCTTAAAGAATTGGGCGCTACATAAGATTACTTGGTTAGCTACTTTGTAGTTGTAGTGACAAGAAAGTTTAAGTTTCCTCTTTCGCTTATTACTTCCCGATATTATATACGAAGGAGTTAGTAAGGAGGGAAGTTGGCTTATAATGTTCATACAGATGTAAGACCTCAAGAGGGTAAGCAGAGATTCGCCTTTGATATATTTAAAGAACAAAAGGTTAACTTCGCGCTGATCGGTGGCGCAAGGATGGGAGGAAAATCTGAGGTACTAACAATGTTACCTCTAATCTTCAACCATGACAAATATTACAGAGGGATCTTCTTCAGAAGACAGTATGCCGAGATTATGGGGAGCAATGGCCTGTGGCAAAAAGCAGAAGCTATGTACCCATTATACAACGCGAAACCTAACATCTCACAGAAGAAATGGAAGTTCCCATCAGGAGCACAACAAGAGTTCTCTCACATGTACACAGAATCAGATAAAGAGAGCCACCGAGGGAGGGGTTATAGTTTCATTGGTTTCGACGAGATAGATCAGTTTAGTAAAGAGCAAGTATCTTTTCTGATGACCTGCCTAAGATCTGAAGCAGCCATGGACTCATACTGTGTGGGAAGTTTAAATCCTAACGCAGACAGTTGGTGCCTGCCTTTAGTAGAGTGGTACTTAGATGAACTAGGTAATCCAAGAGAAGATAGGTGCGGGGCTATAAGATACTTCGTAATGAAAGATGGTGACTTCCTTTTCGCAGATGAAGAAGACTGGTTTAAGGAAAACGAACCCGAGACTGTCTACATAGAAGTTAACGGTGAAACACTTTATGTACCTCCAAAGAGATTTACATATATATTTTTTAATATCTTTGACAACCCAGCCGCGATAAAAGATAACCCACAGTACCTATCAGAGTTAAAGAACTTACCAGATCACGAACAGCAGACACAGTTGTGGGGTAATTGGTACGCAAGACCCTCAGGTACTAACTACTTTCAAAGAACTTGGTTACACAAGGCAACTAAGATACCAGACGGATCACAAACTCTGCGTAGCTGGGATAAAGCCTATTCAGAACCTTCAGAAAAGAATAGTTACCCTGACTTCACAGCTTCTATAAAAATGGATAAGTGCCCTAATGGGGAATACTACATCTCAGGGGATTTTAACCCACAGTTAAAAGATCCAGAAAAATACAACAAAGATAACGTTGTAGGTAGATTTAGAGTTAGAGCTGGGCAGCGAAACCAGTGGATGCTTAATCAAGCAGATTATGACGGGGAAGATTGCACAGTAATCATACCACAAGAGTCAGGTGCAGGTTTAGGCGAATACGAAGAAATGCTCAAGATGTTTACCACAGCAGGTTTTAGGTGTAAGGGTGCCAAGACAGGTAATGCTAAAGGTGGTAAGATGAAAAGGTTTAGTGCTTTTGCTAGTGCTTGCCAGAACGGTTTAGTTCACATCTTAGAGGACTCTTTTGAGAATGAAGCAACCTTAAATGCTTTCTATAAAGAACTTGAAGCTTTTACAGGGGAGCGTTCAACGGCTACTATCAAGGACGACTGGGTGGATTGCTGCTCAGACGCATTCCTAGCCCTTCAGAAGACCCAAGTATTCACAGTACCTAACATACCCCGAATAAACGCCCCAACAAGACTATATAATATGAGAACGTCAACTAGACGTTAAAGGAGGTTGAGTGGCACTAAATAAGTCACGTAATAAGAACAAGTATAGCCACCGCGAAAACCTAGTTAAAGCTACTACTACAACAGCAACACCTCAACGAATGCGTAAGAATGTTATCTCAACAAGAGGTCTCTACGGAATCCAAAGGTTAGTTGATAGACTAGCACCTATTGAGTTGAAGTGGCCTCTGTCTATGGAAACATACGAACTGATGAAGCAGGATGTTGATATCTTCGCTGCTCTTAATCTTAACTATATTCTTATAGAGAAGCAGTTTACAGATTACAAGATCAGATTCAACCCTTCAAGTAAAGCTTCTAAAGACTCAGCAGAGTTCCTTAGTTATTGTCTTGATAATATGGATAATCAGACGCTTTTACAAGCTATCAAGAACATTGAAACCTTTAAAGAGAAAGGTTTCAGTACTATTGAGAAAGGTTACTCACGTATTACTGAAGGTGACTACGAAGGTATGTGGGGTATTAGCGAGTTAGCTAACATTCCTCAACTAAGCTTAAGTAGGACACAACCTTTCACGTATGTTAATGGCGGTCGTAAGATTAAGAACTTAGTACAAGATACAAGGTTCTTTGAAAACTCACCTTACAATACATACACAGGTGCTGCTATAGAGAAAGACCTAGAGTACTACAGACAACCAGAGATTGCAATCCCTAGATCTAAGTTTATGCTATTTGGGGATAACGCTACGGACAGTACACCTTATGGTAATCCACTATTTAAAGCTTTGTATAAAGTATGGAAAGAGAAGTGTTTGATTGAGGACTATGAGACAGTAGGTGTTTCTAAAGACCTTGGGGGTATCGTTAAACTGAAACTACCACAGGCTATTTTAGATAAAGCAGCTATTGATCCTTCATCTACGGAAGCTCAGTTTGTAAAAGACTATATGCAAGATGCAGCTAATATGCACGCTGGTGAACAAAGTTACATCATGTTGCCAAGTGATACCTTAGCTAACTCACCTGCAACACCAGCCTATGATATGACCTTGCAAGGGATCGAAGGAGGTTTGTTTAAAGCCTCCCTTGTACAGAAATGTACTTGAGAAAAAACTTATTTAATTGCTGGAAACTCCTAACGTAAAGACGAGGACAATCAGCAGCGAAGACTTGATAAACTGAATGCCAGTAAGTATATAAATATGACAGAAGCATTTCTAAGAACTATTTTTAACCTTATCAAGTAACGTTCAACGACTATCGAAAGCGCACCTACAATAGGTGGAAGTGAGTAGAGTAGGGCACAAGCTATTGGTGTTCGAAATGGTAAGCAACTTAACAAGTAATGTTGAAGTTGAAGATATAGTCTGGTCTGCATGGATAACATGCAGCAGTTCTTAAGGGAACGGGTTAAGGGTTAGCGCACTTAATCGAACACAAACGGGAAAACAATATAAAACCACAGACTTAATCTCATCTAGACGTAAAGCTATCTTTGATTGCTTCGGAGCTGGACACATCCCTATGGGTGACTCAGGTGGCTCTTATAACGCTGTAGAGGGTAAGATGATTATCCACTCACAGTACGTTAAACGTGACGCTCACACTATCGCTGATGTTATTAACAAAGACCTTATACCTCAACTTATGGCTATCAATGACATCAAGTTGCACTATAAAGACCTACCAAAGATTGTACCTAATGAAGTTGAAGAGACCTCTTTAGAGGAGCTTGGTAAGTTCTACCAAAGACTTCTTACCTCTAATGCTATCGCTCTAACCAAAGAGAATATCTTACAGATACATGAGACTTTAGGCTTCGATACAAGACACTTAGAAGGTTTTACTCAGGAAGAGTTAATAGAGTATATGGGTGCTAATGGAGAAGCTACATCTAGGTCTGGTGACGGGCAAGGTACAAGTGGCGTAGGTGATACCCAAGCCGCAATTGGCGGTGATAACAACTTGGAGAACAACTGATGGATAAAAAAGATTCATTCATTAAAAGCATGAGTGAACTATTTGATAAGCACTTTGGAGGCTCAACTAAAGAGGTTACTCTACAGACTATCAAGAAGTTTAGTGAAGAAGAGATGATATCAATTGAGCCACTTTATTGTCTCCCTATGGAAGCTGATGCGCATGATGATGGTATGACCTTAGCTGAGATTCGTAAGATGGTAGATAATATCAATAAGAATATCGAGACTATCACGGGCAATATTGGGCATGTAATGGATACAGAGGGCTTCTACTTCACTAAAGCATGGGTTAATGAGTGTGAGTGTAAGTTCACAGAGACAGGTGAGACTATACCTGAAGGCCAACCTATTATAAAGGTACAGTTTGTTGATAAAGATTTATGGGAAGCTCGTAAGAACGGGCAACTTGCAGGTCTTTCTATTGGAGCTGTAGGTAAGCGCATTGATAATGAAGATTACACAGAGGAGGTTAGTTAGTGCAACCTAAAAAACTACTTAAGGATATTTCTTTTAATCCAGAAGATTTTAAAGATACAGATTACAACCCACACATAGCATTTACATTACCTTCTAACCCAGCAGCGTCACGTAAGAATAAGAACTTCTTATTTAAGTCTGACAAAGAACTTACTGTAGAAGTTATCAAAGAACTTGAACAAGTTCAACTAAAACTAACAATGGAACAGTTCTTAACTAAGTTCTTAAACCTTTGGTCTAGTGATGCAGAAGTGATAACTAAGCTCATGGGCTTACAGACTGAAGCTGAGTATGACTTAGAAGAAGAGAACAAGAAAGAGAATGCTGATCCTTATCGTATCAACTATCTAATGGATGATGTGGCTTGGGCTGATAAGAAGATGTCTCGTATTGAACTTTTAAAGTCATTACAAGATGGTTCCGAACCAACAGCACAAGAGTTGTTAGAAGTATTTAATATTCGTAAAGCTTTTGAAGATGGTTATTTCAAAGATAAAGAAAATGTAGATAACATTTTAAAAGCTAAAGAGATTCCTTCCGAGGTTGCTATTGAAGTAACTAAAGAAGAAATAAACTCCGATGTATCGGGGAAAGAAGTGGGACTTGTCCCGATTGACATCAACAAAAATAGTAAGGAGTTAACTGTGGATAATATCCAAGAGTTACTAAAAAGTGAGGAATTGCAAAGTTTCTTAAAAGCTGAGATTGCTAAAGCTAATGTAGAGTTAGTTAAAGCTAACGAAGCTAAAGACGTTCAAATTGAAGCCCTTTTAAAAGCTGAGAATGGTCGTTTAGAAGTAGGCTTTCAAAAGATCGTCAAAGGTTTCGGATTCATTAATGAAGAAGCTCAAGTAGAACTAGTTAAGTTTTGCATGGCAGATACAGTAGCAGCAGAGTTTGTAACAGGACTTCTTAAGAGTGCTAACGATGCAGTATCAGCAGCTAAGGTAGAATCAGAAGAAGTTAAAAAGTCTTTTGGTACTGTTAAGACAGAAGGTGGTCAGATTGACGCACTTAAGTCAGTTGCTGAACTAAACAACAACAAATTAGAAGAGTTCGCAGAACTCGTTAAGAACATGGCTTAATAGGAGACCTTAATAAATGACTACTTTAAATAAATTTTACTCAGATGTGGTACTTGGAAAAACAGCTTCAGGTGACTTAGGTTACAGTGTTTCAGAGGCAGATGTTACATGGGCTACAGGTATGACCACAGGAGCCCTATTAGAGGGTACAGATGCAGCAGGTTACACTTGGGCAGCAGCAGCCAGTATCGCTTCTGTAACAGGTATCCTGATTGACTCACGAGCACTTGGTTATGATGAGACCTTAGTTGCAGCTACAGATTACACCATGGTAGTTGCTAAACGCGGCATGACTGTTAACTTGAACTACTTAGCATTCTCTGATGCAACTGGCGCAACAGCCGCTGTAGCAGCTCAACTAGAAACTCTTGGTATCAAAGCAACTTCTAAAGTTGTTGGCAACCAACCTGCTTAATAATAATAATAAATTCAAAGGAGATATTTAATGTCTGATTTACAAAACATTGATTTACAAAAAGCAACAGCACGTAACGTAGATGGTAACGGTTTTACTATCGTTGACTATTCAAAGCATATTGAGCTAATCCCTCGCGTTAATAAACTAACCTCTCAGTTAGGTCTTTTCAGTAAGGTCTTCCAGAACAGTGACATTGCAGAAGTTGAACGTGTACAAGAAATTGTAGAGCTGTTCCAAGCACGAGCACGAGGTGGTGAACGTAACTTCGTAGGTTCTGAAAACGCTGAACTACGTCACTTCAAAGTACCATTCTTCCCATTAGATCGTAACATTACTGCACAGGACATTCAAAACTTCCGTCAGTACGGTGAAGCTAACGCTCCGAAGACACTTGGTGTTGAAGTTGCCAAGGTTATGCGTCGTATCCGTAACAGCCATGACCAGTTAGTTGAGAAAGTTTCTATGGAAGCTATTCAAGGTCGAAGCTACATTGGTGGTGGTGTTGGTACAGTATATAACTACTACACCTCTTGGGGATTAACACAGAAGACAGCGGACATTGACTTCACAGACACAGCAGTTGATCCTCGCTCTATCATCGAGTCAGGAGCACGTAAGCACATTCAAGACGAAGCACAGGATCAAGCTGGTTCTTATAAGCTTGTAGCTATCGTGGGTTCTACTTGGTTTGATGGTCTTAAGAATCACACTTTAGTTAAAGACGCATATAACTTCTACAGCTCTGATAAAGAACCTTTGCGTAGACGTTTAGGTGAAGATTCTATCAACCGTGTATGGACTACCGATAATGTTACCTACATTGAAGACATCTCAGGTTATGTAGCTGCTACTGAAGCTTACATCTTCCCAATGGGTATCCCTGATATGTTCGAGCTACACTACGCACCAAAAGATGATGTAGCAGAAGCTAACCAGACTGCTAAGGAATTGTACTTAGAATATAAAGAAGCTCCGTTCTTCCGCCAGTATAAGGTTGAGTCAGAAACTTCTATCCTTGGTGTTAACAAGCGCCCTGAACTTGTAGTTAAATCTACAGGTACATTCTAGTAAAGACTAGCTAGTAAAAGAGAGCACTATGTGCTCTCTTTCTTATAAGGTATTCTAAAAAGTATCTTACAAGAAAGAGGTGAAACAATAAAGGAGCGAATGATGTTTGTAACATTTAATAATAATGTAAAGTTCTATGAGTATATAAAGAGTCTAGATAATGATGTTGACATCAGGAAATCTTGTAACGGTTGCCCTACTAGAGCTCCTACATACTTAGGTTTTACTGAGAAAGAGGACGTAAGACTACGCTCAACTCAAGGTTTGTTAGTTTATCTTAACGATAACTATGATACCAATATAAGCCTAACCAAGAGTGTATTCACATTCACAACAATCTATATAAGCTTTGAAAATCAAGCTACAGAAACTTCTAATGAGATTATTAAAATGGAAGATACTGAAGATTCCTTTGTTATAGATTTAAGTAAGATTGAAGAGTTTAAAGGACTCTCAGTTAAGAAGGCTAAAGAAGCTTTAGCAGATTACGCACTAGAAACCTTCGAAGTTACTCTTAAGAAGAACATGACTTTTGAAGATATGCTAACAAAGCTTAAAGAAACTCTATAAGAGGTGTTATGACTAAAGAAGAAATTATAGCTTACGTCTACATACTAATGGGTATCTCTGAAGAAGAAATACCTTTGATCATTATAGAAACCCTTTACGATATAAGAAAAGCAGCTCAACCAGATCTCGATGATTGCTTACTTACTTATTACTTAGTGTTAGATTGTTATACATGGTTAATTAGAAACTCTATAGCTAACGGTGGTATTGCAGGTGCTAGAGTAAGAGAACGTGAAGGTGGTTTAGAGTTTGAGGAGCAGCAAGGACAAGGTAAATCTTACGCAGACTACTGGCAAGCTGAAAGAGATAAGTTTGAAGCTTCACCTAACTTACCTTGCTTAGTAAGTAGCAGTGATTCTAGAGGTAAGATTATCATAGGCGGTGTAAGATTAGACGAGCACACAAGAGTTATAACTAGTAGTAATTCAATGGGGAATGGTTATCAAATAGGTTGCACTTCAAGTACAAGATCAGTTTCATTAATTAACCCATTCAGATTAACATAGGAGATTTAAAATGTCAGTATTTCAAATAATTCAACGTAACATTAGAGAAGAACAACCTTTAGTAGGTAGTGATAATAGCACATCAGCGTATGTAGGTTACAGTATAACCAAAAACCGTTACCAGTTAAGCCCAATAGGTGCTGCGGTAGGAACAATCTCAATGTTCTATACAGTCGATGGTACTGAGTATCAAGCAGTAAAAGATAGCGCAGGTGCTGATTTCGTATTCGATCTAACAGCCAAAGAAAGTATTGTTTTTGACGCTAGTATCACAGGACTAAAAGCTGTAGGAGCTGGTGTTACAGGTGCTTGGGAAATTAAAGTAATCTCCTCAGTAATTTAATAAGGAGTTTACATGTCTTTTAATAAAACCTACCTAGATGCGGTTATAGCTAGGAGTATATACGGTACACCACTAAGAAGCTCTAAACTTCTTAGTAGAAAGCTCAGTGAAGGTGAGGTTATAAGTAACATACCTTCTAATGGTGATATTATTACAATCACTGGGACTGGGTTTGGGG